GATGGAAGCACCAGAGACGCAGGGGAAACGAACAGTATTTATGATACTGGTTTCCTCGTGCGTCTTTTTTTGTGCTGTAAAGGTAATCCGACTTGTTCGTTTCCAAGGGCGGCAAGGAGGATTTATGTATTACAACATTGAAGAGAGCGGAAAGAGAATTGCTGAACTTAGAAAGAAAAAGAAGCTTACACAGGAAGGTCTGGCGGAAGTGATTGGAATGTCGCATAAAACAATAAACAGTATTGAGAAAGGGAAAAAAGGAACTTCGATTGACACACTTGTGCTGATAGCAGAGGCACTTGACACATCAATGGATTATATCGTAACAGGAAAAATAGATGAAAATAGTGAGTTATCAAGGATTTTTCAAGGACTATCTAATGATAAAAAAGAGCTGGCATTAAGGATATTCAAAGGTATTATTGAAAATCTCTAGTGCGTATAAACTCTGCTGTAAGGGGAATAAACTCTGCCATCAGGGGATAAAGAGAAGTGAATTATTTAAGTAGAATATAGTCATGGTTGATGACCAAGCAATACAGTAAAACAGGTTATATAAGGTAAGAACATTAAATCTTGAACTACTGTAGAGGTCAGAAAACCAAACTGATCTATGACAACTTAATAGGACACGCATATCCCACGAGCTTATATCGCCTTGTCTATGACAGGGTGGCAGAATCCCATTTCGTGCGATGACTATCCTCGGAGCTGCAGTCGATTATGAGAAACGTAACAGCAGGAGCCTTTAAGGATAAGAGCAGAGGGTTGTGCCTACCGGTTTAGCAGCCGGAGGTAATGAGATAATAAGTGCACCTGAATTTCAGCGAAATGCATTTTCAGAGAGTGGCTACTTTCGTAAGTCCAGATGGGCAGGAAACTACGAAGTGTTTGTGGCTGGCAAAGGATATGTTACCCGGACAGGGGAGAGCCAAGAGTCGGGGAAGATTATTTTATCTTCCCACACAAACTGATTTGCAGTCACCAGCAGACAACAACAGGGGCTTATAAGTGCGGAGAGCATTGGCAAGTCAGTTTATGTGAGGAGATAAAGTGCGCACAGTATCAAATCAAAATAAATTACAGAATGGAGATTTTAAACTATGAATAGAGCAATTATATATTATGCAAAAACAGGACTTGAGGCTACAGATTATTTTGTGCCGGAGCTGCTTGAGAAATATTGTAAGGAGAATGGCTACGAAATTGTAGCAATTCTGTCTGAGTCTGCTTCTGCAGAAGGGGTATCATTTCCTATGAAGTATGCCTTTATCGGATTAAACATGGAGGAAGATGTTGATACGATAATCACTATTTCAAAGGATATGATTGGTGCAACAGATGAAGCAGTTATGGACACTTTGGGAATGCTCAGCGAATATGACATGTGTGTGGAAACAATTAATGGAGATATTGACGAGTGTTATGACATGATGTACAGAGTGCCGGGACAGGAGAATAATACAAACACAAGGGCTGATATAAAATCACTTGTGTTTGATACTGTATCAAGATTTTATCACAATATCAGAATGGATAGATAGGAGGCTGCATGAGTAAGTGTTGTGTTATCTGCGTAGGTAGAAATGCTGACAGAACCGCAGACAGGATAGAAGCATATGCAAAGAAAGCGGACTTTGAGATTGTAGAAACAATCTTTAAGGATACAAAGTCCGTGGACAGGCTTAAGTATTATATCGAAAGAGACTCCGTTATCAGTATCATGGTAAGCAGCATCTATGATATCTCATCTGACAAAGATGTGGTGAAGAGCATTATGGAGCTGGCAGCGGAACATGGTATCAGTATCAATGATGAGAGCAGGGGCTATGAACCTGCTCTTATTTCTTTTGAGGAGGATAATGGCTGACAGAAAGAAATTAAGCCTGGTGACATTCTCATCGGAAACAGTGGTGTTTGATGAGAAGGGAAACAAGGTTGTTGCCTGCCCTACGGAACAGGAAGCAATTGAATATATCCGTGGGCAGGAAACGTCGGTTGACAGACAAGGAAGTGATTATAATGAGTGAAATAAGACGAGGTGACGTCTGGATGGCTGATTTTGGAGTACCTGAAGATGAGTATGACCACAAGCTTCATGGTATCAGACCAGTAGTGATTGTAAGCAACGATAGTGCAAACAGGCACAGCACAGTATTCCATGCGGTGCCACTTACAAGTAAGATTCATAAAAAGACATATCTGCCAACACATATTTTTATCAGTTCTTATAAGGCAGTAGGCATAAGGACTAACAGTATCGCTCAGTGTGAGCAGTTATGTGATGTGAATTATACCGACCTGATAGAAAAAGTCGGGAAAGTAAGCAAAAACCAGTTAAGACAGATAACAAAAGGCATTCAGATCCAGTTAGGAATGAGTAAGTAAACATAATGATCCAATCGCATAAATTCCAACCGGGGCGAAAGCTCCGGTGTTACATAGCCGTCAGAATATCTGGCGGCTTAATTTGATTGGAGGGATAGGATGACTGCACAGGAATATCGAAAGATGTTAGAGGTGGATTTCAGTGATATAAATATTTCTGAAATGCCTGATCTTGCAAAAGTAAAAATAAATTCTGACAAGAGCCAGATAGAACGTCAGAAGGAATACTTAAAAAAGGTAGGAAATCCATATATGGTGCGTATTGGTAATATGAAAATTAAGGTAAGATTTGCTAACAATGGGATTTCTTTTAATCAGGCATTTGAAAATTTATTATTAAATATCTAAAAAGTGAAAAATGAGATAGAAATCAAGGGGATTATGTGCTAATATATACACGGACTAATTAGCGTGGTTCCCTATATTTTTCTTCTACGAACAATATAGGAGGTAAGCCACAATGAAAACAATCAATAAAATTTATCATGCCGCCATTTATGTTCGTTTATCGAAGGAAGATGGTGATGTCTCAAATACTGCGAAAACAGAAAGTAACAGTATTTCAAACCAGAAATCTCTGGTAAGGGAATTTCTAAAAAATCATAAAGATATAGTAATAGAAAAAGAATATGTTGATGACGGGTATTCAGGCTCTAATTTTGAAAGACCAGCTTTTCAGATGATGTTGGAGGACATTAAGAAAGGTATTATAGATTGTGTATGCACGAAAGATTTAAGTCGTTTTGGACGAGAATATATTGATTCGGGTATGTACATTGAAAGAGTATTCCCAGCATTAGGAGTCAGATTTATTGCAGTTAATGATCATTACGATAGTTTGGACAGCAGCAATAAATCAGATGAAATAGTCATTCCTTTTAAGAATTTGCTGAATGATGCGTATTGTAGAGATATTTCTGTGAAGATTAGAAGCCATTTGGAAATTAAAAGAAAACAAGGGCAGTACATCGGAAATTATGTTTCTTATGGGTATAAGAAATGTGATGATGATAAGCATAAAATAGAGATTGATACTTATGCAGCAAATGTAGTAAAAGATATTTTTAGAATGAAATTACAGGGAATGAGTCAGGATGCCATAGCGTGTAGACTGAACGAAAATGGTATTCTCTGCCCTGCTGATTATAAAAAAAGCGAAGGTAGTAATTATCAGACAAGTTTTAAAATCAAAGATAAGTCAGGTTGGTCATCTACTACAGTCAGACGAATTTTGACAAATGAAATTTATATAGGAAATCTTGTGCAGGGTAAGCATACAACACCTAATCATAAAGTGAAGAAAATGTATGTTAAAGACGAGAGTGAATGGGTACGAATTGAAAAAAATCACGAAGCAATAGTTTCAGAACGTGATTTTGAGTTAGTGCAAAGGTTACTTGCGATGGATACAAGAACTGCACCGGGGAATAATGAGGTCTATAATCTGTCGGGGTTGGTTATCTGTGCAGATTGTGGAGTACCTATGGTGAGAAAGAACAGTACATCTGGAGGCAGACATTATAGTTATTATATGTGTGCAACGAACAAATATAGTAAAAATTGCAGTTCACACAGGATTTCTGTAAATGAATTGGATAACGCCGTTTTAGAACTATTAAAGGTTCATATATCAAATATATTGGAGATTGATAAAATAATTGAATTAATTGGTATTATTCCATTCCAGCAGATAGATATGAAAAAGTTAGATGAACGAAAAAGTGTTCTTGAATTTGAAGTCGAAAGATGTACGAAATTACGTTCTATGCTTTATTCAGATATGAAAGAGGGTGTTATCTCAAAAAGTGATTATATCGAGTTACACGCTGCATATGAAAATAAAAGAAAAGATGCTCAAATAGCAATTCATAAAATTGAATTGGAAATGGGAGATATTCTGGAAAAAAATAATGATAGCTTTAAATGGTTGGAGTACTTTAAGGAAAACCGAAACATAAAGGAATTAACAAGAAGTGTTGCGGTATCTTTGATTAGAGAAATCAAGGTGTTTGATAAGAAAAACATTGAGGTGACATTTGATTTTGATGATTCATACAAGGCTTGCCTAAAGAATATAGAAAATATGGGCTACAAAATAGAAGTAGATTTATCTGGAAAATTGAATATTGAAAAGGAGGCTGTATAGTATGGCAAGAAAAAGTAGAAAAAATTTTTCACAGGCTAATTCTTCATATAATATGACATCGTTGGCAGCCTCAGAGGTAATGAAAAAACCTAAATATTATAAAGTTGGTATATATGCGAGACTTTCTTTTGAATCAGAAATGAATAAGGAGAGAGATACCGTAGATACACAGATTAGTTTCATAAAGGATTATATAGCAAGACAGGACGATATGGAAATCTATGATGTGTATGCAGATATATCATTAACCGGAATTAATTTTAACAGACCTGAGTTTAATAGAATGATTGAGGATATTAAATCAGGGAAGATAAATACAATAATTACAAAAGATTTGAGCCGTCTTGGAAGAAATTATATTGAGTCAGGGACATACATTGAGAGAATATTCCCTATGTATAATGTTAGATATATAGCCATTACAGACGATTTTGACTCGATAAGACCGAATACAGATATTACAATGCCTTTGAAAAATATTGTTAATGAGTATTACTCTAAAGACCTATCTGATAAAGTCTGGACAGCATTTCGTTCTATATGGAAAAATGGGTTATATGTGTGCGGAAGACCTCCATATGGATATAAGAAGAATAAAGAAAAGAAGTGTCTGGAGATAGATGAATATGCATCACAGGTTGTAAAGCGTATTTTTTCAATGTACCTCAACGGCATGAAATTTGCTGAAATTGCTAGGACACTTAAAAATGAAGGGATTCTTTCACCAAGTCAATATAGATATGCCAATATAGGTGATAAAGAAAAGTTTGATAAAGCAAAAGACTGGTATTATGTACAGGTAAAAGACATATTAAAGGATCAGCAATATGTTGGTGACTCTGTTCATGGTAAGTTGGGAGGAAAGTTAGGTGAGCATAGAAACAAAAGAAGAAATGATAAGGAAGATTGGATTATAATTCCTGATACACACGAAGCTATTGTTTCTAGAGAAGAATTTGCCATAGTACAGAAGATGATTGGCGATAGCACAAAGCAGTTTAATGATGCAATAAATAGGGGAAAGCAAAAAGCACCGGTACCAAAGAATAAATTTGTTGGAAAGTGTACTTGTGGGCAATGTGGTTCCAGAGTTTTCATCAAGCGTAAGGATACAGGAAAAAGTGAATTCTATTATTATTGTGCAGGAGAGAAAAGCAGCGTTTTGTGCAGGGACAGGCACGTCAAAATTCCATATGAGGATTTAGATAGGAGTGTTTTTAGTGTAATAAAAAAACATATGCAGCTAAGTATAGAAAAAATATCCTTGATACAAAAATTGAACGCTTCAGACTCTGCAAATATTCAGTATAAGGTTTTAAATAGGCAGCTTGATAAGCTGAGAAATGAAAGAAAGCGTATTATTTCAAGGGAGAAAGACTTATATGAAGATTATAATGATAAATTTATTACAGCAGAGGAATATGTACAATTTCAAAAGGAATATAAGAAGCAAATCGAAGATATAGATATTCAGATTACGGAATATGAAAATCACATTAGTAAGTATAGGAAAGATTTCCATTTAGATGAATCGTGGGAAAGTATTATATCAAAGTTTCAAGGAAAACGAATACTGACTCGGGAGATTGTAGACGCTTTTGTATCTGAGATAAAGATATATCCAGACAAGAATATGGAAGTGAAGTTGTACTATGATGATATGCTGGATCAGTTAGTATCTATAGCTGATGTAAGGGAGGCAGAGTGTAATGGCAGATAATGTAATTGCAATATATCTTCGCCTTTCTTGTGAAGATACAGATATTAATAGCAAAGATGAAAGTAATAGTATTACCAACCAGAGAAATCTTATTATGGAATATATCAAATCTGACGCAGTTCTTTCAACTTATACTGTTAGAGAATATATTGATGATGGTATAAGCGGAACAAGGTTTGACAGAGAAGCATTTGAAGAAATGATGACACAGGTCAAAGAAGGCAATATACAAGTTATTATTACAAAAGATTATAGCCGTCTGGGTAGAGATTATCTGGAAGTTGGAAGATATCTGGAGTTTGTATTTCCGGTGCTAAAAGTAAGGTATATATCAGTAAATGATAATTATGACAGTAATAATTTTACAGGAGCAACAGGAGGAATGGAGGTTGCGGTAAAAAATGTTATAAATATGATGTATAGCAGAGACGCATCAAAAAAGGTACGAAGTGCAAGAACGACATTAGCAAAGGCTGGTAAGTTTATAGGACCGCAGGCTCCATATGGTTATAAGAGGTCTGAAAGTGATAAACAAAAGCTCGTTATTGATGAAGAACCTGCAGAGGTGGTCAGACTTATATTTGAGATGGCTATCGATGGGAAAAAATATAAGCAAATTGCCAGATATTTGAATGCTAACAACATTGATACCCGTGTACAATATAAAGAAAAGCATGGTAAAAAGTGGAATCACCCAAGAAATTATGAAATAAAACAATGGAGTGCCACAGCAGTTATGAATATATTGTTTAATGAGATTTATACCGGAACAATTGTTTATGGAAAGACAGCATGTAATGCTCAAACTGGTTATAAGTCGAAAAAAATGAATCCTGATAATTGGATTATAGTAGAAAATTGTCACGAGCCGATAGTGTCGAAACAGACATTTGAGAAAGCACATAAAGTGATTAATAAGACAACCTGTAATCGAACTAAAGAGCAGGGTTCATATAAAAAATCTATAATAATATGTGGTTGCTGTGGTAAAGGACTTGTAAATTCTTATGGGTATTATAAGTGTAGCTGCAATTATGATCCTAGTAAATATAACTGTCGCAATGTCAGAATGAAAACGGAAGAATTTGAGGCAGGTGTTATGCAATATATTAAGACAACAGCAGCAGGTATGCTTGAACATTTGCAGGCATATAAAAGACAAAGGAGTAGTTGTGTTGAGTTGCAAAAAGAAATTGATAAGCTGCAACAAATGAAAAGTAAGGCTGAAACTCAAAAGTTCCAGTTGTATGACGATTATACGAAAGGAATTGTCCAGAGAGATATTATGGTATCGGAAAGGACAACGCTTACTGAGCGTATTGGTGAAATTGAGATAGAGCTTCACGAACTTGAGTCTAAAATACAGTTGGAACAATGTATTAATAAAGCTGGTGAGGAAGAAACAATAGAGTTGTTGTCCAAAATGGAGACATTTGACTTGGATATTATTCGTCAGGTTGTAAAGCGTATCACAATGTATGATGACGGCAACATTCAATTTGAGTGGAATGTGGATGATTTTTTACAGGTTAAATGATATACTTTATACAAGAAAGCTTTCAAGAACTATCGTTTTTTGATAGTTCTTGAAAATAATTTTTTTTGGTCTTTACTTGACACAAGCAGAGGTGGACCATTGTAATGGGGTGGTCATATGAAGCTAAAGAACATATTAATAGTAGTGGACAATATCGAAGAGTCAATCCACTTCTATAATGAACTGTTTGGCCTTAATGTGATTTCGAGACAGG